GGCCCGCGCTGCCCGCACGATTGCCATCTCTGACCCACTCATAAGCCGGGATACTGCATCAGGAGATCATTGCCCGGCACATGTGGCTCTCCCTGAAAATTGACGGCATTGGCAAAGCGTGTGCAGCAGGTGGAAAAACGCTTGTCGCAGCCCTGCCGCACTTCCACGCCTGTGCCCGCCTCCACTGCAAAGGGCGCGCCTTCAGCAAGGGTGAAGAGATCACCGGCCGATTGCACGATCACGACATCAAGGCCCGAATTGGCGCCATCGCGAAACCTCAGTCGGCCACCGGCATGGCTGTCGGCCACCGCCTCCGTCATGTTGAGGCGCAGTTTCTGTGGGCCGGCCGCTTCCACTACAATGGCTTCCATGGTGAGTGCAGCCAGGTTCACGCCGCATCGCCTGTCGCCCAGCGTCGCCCGACACTCCGGCGAAAGAAGCTCCACCGCCTGCCGTGCCAGCGCGGCCGCAGGTCCACGCAATTCCGCGCTGAACGCATCACCCTTGCTGGTGATGGTGCCGATCTGGCCGGAGAGGATTGGCAGCATTCCCGCTTCGGGCTTGTTCCAGTCGACCATGAACAGCCTGACCGATGCGCCATCATATCGTCCGGCGGCCAGATCCTCTTCGGCAATGGCATCGGCGGCGATGGCGCCAGTCACTTCCATGCTGTCGGTATCGATGCCGCCGGCCAGATGCACCGCCGACGGCGCAATGCCCGGTTCGGCGTGATAGATCATGCCATCGACCAGCAATGCGCTGTCATGGCTGGTGAACCCCATTGCCACGCCGTCGCGGCGTTGCAGGCGCCAGCAAAAGGCAAGCGTCGTCACCCCCGCCGCCAGCCGAGCGGCAAGGTCTTCCCCCAAACTGATCATGATTCAGTCCTCCCTTATCTCGACAAGGGGAACCGAAGGCACTTCTCCCTGACGGAAACCGGCCAGCGAAATGTCCAACTGGTCCGATGCAAAGCGCACAGGCACGTCGAACAGATAACCGGCGGTCACCATTGTTCCTTCCGCGGGCGCTACATCGAAAATCACCCTGCCACTTTCGGCGAGGGACCAGCCTTCGTTCCGCTCGCTGCCATCCACCGCCACGCGCACCGTGCCGGGGCGGGGTCGGGTGATACGGCGCATCTGGGCATCGTCGCCGCCGCCATAATGTTTCACCAGGGCGAATTGAGTGGCAATGCCGTCGCCCGTGCCTATGCATTGGTCCATCGGCGTCACCGTGCCGCCATCGCTCGATGAGCTTTCGTCAAGCGGATCGCGCAGCCTGAAGCCGATAGCCGAGCCGCGCCTTGCCCTGAAGAAATGCAGCAACAGGCGCAGATCGTCCTCGGAACGGACACCCAGCCCCGCATCATAATTCAGCCGCGCGTCCGCCCAGGCGGCGTTGCGCTGTTCATGGCCCGACGCGGTCGTGACGATCGCGGTGGAAAACTGCGGCCCGCCGCTGGCATGAAGGCCCAATGGCAGCGGAAACAGCACGTCGTGAAAGGGCTGCATCGCCTCATGTCCCGTATCGAAATGGATAAAACCGTCGCGGATGACTTGCGGATAGGCCCAGATGAACGTGTCGGCCACGCCGCGTGCCCGGCCGGTCTGCGCGGCTGCATCCACCAGCCGCCACAGCGCCGGGTCCTGCCCCTGTGCTATGAAGCCGGCAACATAATGCTGCTCGCCCGGCGGATAGCCCAAACGGGTGGTGACTTCCCGCGCCGCGCGGGCGGACGCACCTTCATCTCCGCGCGTGACGAAGTCATAATCCTCCAGCTGGAGGATATCGAAGGCAGGCCTCGCCCAGCCCGGCGGCATGTTGGCGCGCACCAGTTCGGGAGCGATCGGGTCCAGAACCTGCGGCGCATAGAACAGCAAAAGCACCTCCGCCTCTGGAAAGGCGTTTTTCACTGCATCCCGCAGCGCCAGGGTCGACCGACACAGAATCTCCCCTGCATGATCGAGGAAGGTGATCTGTGCCGCATCCAGCGGCCCACGCACCGAGATGATCTGCGGCAGCTCGTCGGACACCGCCTGCATCGCCGCATCGTAAAGACAGGGCGCCCCGTCATCGCCCACCCACCACCAGGGCTCACCGATCTGAAACTTCACCGGCAGACCCGCTTCCGCTGCGAGGCCCGCAAAAAAGCACGCCATAGCCTGCACATAGCCCATGGCCTGCGCATTGGCTGGCGAAACCAGCGTGGATGGCGGTTCCCATCCGGTCAGTGCCGGTGTGCCGTCATGCCGCCGCTGCTTCCAGTCTTCCGGTGCGAACTGGTCCAGCAATTCATAAGAAAGGGAAAGGACAACATCGAAGCGATGCAGCTTGGCCTTTGCCAGAAAGTCCCGGTGCCATGCAGCGCATGGGCCATTGGCAGTGGCAGACGCTCCATCCACCATGAATCGTTGTTCGCCGTCATTCCAGCACAGGCTGAAATAATGGCTCATTCCCAAATAATGGTTGACGATCCCGCGATAGCCCAGCTGCACCATGTTCCGCAGCAGCCGTGATGGCGTGACATTATAGCAGTCGTCATAACCATTGGCGACGCGCAGCCCATGGGCGGGCACAGCCGCATCACCGATGGACAGGGTCGATCCACGGCCGCCGCAACTGATGCCGGTTATCTCCACCCATGTCTGCGCTGCCTGTGGCAACGGCATCGTCGTCAACGGGTCATATCCGGCTGAAGGAAGGGAAATGAACAGCCGGTCGATATCTGCCACCGGAACCGCCTGTCCCTGCGACGACAGGAAACCGCTTTTCAGATTGTCGAAATCGAGCGTGATCCAGGCATCGTCGGGTGATCCTTCGGCATAATTCCACAGGCGGACATACCAGCTTTCGGCCTGCCCGTTGCCGTCCCGGCCTTCGATTGTCAGCGTCGGCCCATTGATGGCATCAAGCGCCAGCAGCCCGGATGATCGCCAGCGAAAGCGCAATCGGCAGCCCCGGAAGTCCTTGGCCGTTTCATAGGCAAGAAGCGGATGGTCATGCCGGTCCGCCGCTTCCCAGATCAGGCCGGCCAGATCGCTCGTCTGATAATGCACGGCCTCCACCCGCAGGGCATCTGGCGCCGTTGCGATGATGGACGCCATCATCGGACGTGGGAAATCCACCGTCCAGAAACGCGGATCAAAGCGCTTGATCCAGTCTTGGGCGATATCGTCGCCCTGCCCCGCAAGCCAATATCCCATGTCAGTTCCCCGCCCGTTCCAGCGTGCGGCGCATCACCCGTGCCAATTGATTGCCGGTGCGCGCCATGTCCATCCGGCCATCGGCAGGTGCATTCATGTTGATGGTGACGTTGATCGGCGTGCGGCCCGCCGCCGGATTTTCCACACGCCCCGCGCTTGTCGGCACAAACAGTTCCGGCCCGTGTTCGCCAACCATATAGGCACTGCCCGGCGCCACATTGCCGCCGGTCGCCCGGCCCGGCAGGCCCAGAATGCTGCCCAGCGCATTTGTCGCCAGCGTCAGCAATCCACCAGTCGATCCGCTGGAACCAGCAGCGGCAAAGCTGGTGTTGCCTGCGGCGCTGGCGATGTCGGCAAGCACCGAAAGCGCCAGCTTGCGCAGATCATCAAAACCGAACTTGCCGGTGCGGATTGCCTTCGAAAGCGCCGTTTCAATCGATTTGCCGGCACGGTCCACGCCTTCCGTCAGGGGACCGTCCAGCTGTGCCTTCATCGTCTCCACATCGCCGGCAAAGGCGCGTGTGTCGGCCCGCACGCTCACCACCAGCTGTTCAATATCCTCGTCCATCGGGAAATTGCTCCATCAGTCGCTGCATGTCGCCGCGCGTCATCGCCTCATCCGCATCGGGGTGGCCCGCTTGCAGCACCGCCGCCACTTCCGCCGGCGTCGCATTCCAGAAATCGGCAGGCCGCCAGTGCAGCAGCCACGCCATCTGCCCCATCAGCCGCATGGCGCCGGCACTGAAAGGTGCGTCCGCCCGCCTGCTCATCGGCCCTGCAATATTTGGCCGATCAGTTGCTTGAGCGCCGGCGTCATCTGCATCAGACCAGCCCCGGCGATCAGTTCCGCAAAGGCAGCGCGGTCCTCCCCCGGCCATTTCGGGCACAGGCAATGCCAGAAAAGCGCGATTACTTCGCCCAGCAGCAGCCGGCCCTCCGCCGCGCGTTCGACCAGCGCGAACAGGGAACCCAGCTCCGCTTCCGCCGCCGTCAGTGCCGCGAAGCTGGGGCGCAGCAGCAGCTTTTCCCCGCCAGCTTCGATGGCGACTTCACCACGCCACTTATTGGCGCTCATGCCCCTGTCACCGGGCCGGAGCTTTCCAGCGAAAGCGTATAGTTGCGCTCCCCGTTGAAATCGCCGGAATAATCCAGCCGCGTCACCAGGAACTGGCCGCGCAGTCTTTCCCCGCTTTCAAAGCTCAGTTCATAATCGTCCAGCAAACCGTTCAGCGCATTGGCCTTGATCTGCGTTTCGGCGGCCGATCCGGTGAATACACCGGCGCCGGAGACCGAAACCGAACGGATGCCGGCGCCGGAAAGCAATTCCCGCCATCCGCCTGAATCCTTGTTGGTGACGACCACGGCATCACCGTTGATCGACATCTGCGTCGTCCGCAGCCCGGCAACAGTCTGATATGCCGGTGCCACCGCACCATCGCTGATCTTCAGCAGAAAGGCGCTGCCCTTCTCCACGGCCATAAGGCTTCCTTTCGGTGAATGATGTTGAACCGCCTCAATCGGCGAAGGTGCGTGCGCGAAAGGCGATGATGCCCTGATCCACACCCAGCGGGTCGCGGATGATCTGGCTGCGCACAAAGCGGAATATTGTCAGCCTGTATCCATCCAGCGCGACCGGCATGGCCTGCAGCGCCTGTTCGACGGCGGCCATCGCCCTTGCCAGTCTCAACGCATCGGGCGCATCGTCCCACACCGAAAGCTGCAGGCGGTGCTCCTTCCCCTCGCCGCTTTTGTGGCTGGCATCCGTCACCACATGGCTAGCAAAGGTGACATAGGGATAGGACTGGCCCGGCGGCGCTGTGCTGAATATGCCGGTGATAAGCGCGGCTGTCCCTTCATCAGCCCGGATCGCGGCAATGATCGCGCGGCGCAATGCCGTTGCCGCAATCATGATCCGCCTCCACTGCCGAACACGCCTGTCCAGACTGCAAAGCGGCTGTCCGGCGCCCGGCTTGCCGATCCATACCAACGTGCGGAAAGCCTCGGTCCCGTCAGTGTGATCGTCGCGCCGTCAGCCGTAGCCGCTATGTCGCCCGGCAGCAGATCGGCCGCCGCATCGGCCAGCAACTGTGCCTCACCTTCTGCACACGCCTGTCCCAGGCTTTCGGCCCTGGCGATCAGCATCTTGCCAAAGGATGCTCGGGCGTTCTGAAAATCCCTGTTCACAGCCGCTCCTCCCCGATCAACATGGTCCGGTCCGGCAATGCCGGATCATCCTGCCGCGCAAGCAGGCTGATCATGCGCCCGTTCCAGATCAGCCGGTAAAGCCCGGCGGGCTCGGCGGCGGCATCCCAGCGGCGCATCGTGATGCGATAGCGCCTGCGGCTGGACATGGCGCCGCCGTCATCGGCGGGGCGCACATTCTCCGGCGCAATCGCCGCCCAGCTTTTGCGCTCGAACCGCCATTCACCCGGATCATCGACGAGTTCGTCGCCAAGGCGCCAGCGTTCGATCCGCACCGGCTCGCGCAATTGCCCTGCAAGGCCCCCGCTCATCGCAGATGCATCCTGCGCCAGGGCCGCCAAAGCGCGGCAACCGTCGCGGGTGGGGTTGCCTCGCCGCCATCGTCGCGGTTCAGATGCATATGAGCGACCAATCTCACAATGCCTTGACGCAGCGGCGCGGCAATACCGTTCCAGTCATTGCCCATGCCCGCGCGATAGCGCACCTTCAGGCGGGCAATGGTCCGCCCCCCGGCGACGCCGGTCAGCTTCACCCACCCATCGCCGCGATGGTCGATGTCGATGGCATAGGTTTCGGTCGGCAGGGTCAGCGCCTCGCCATCCGCGCCTTCACCACTGACGTCTTCAATCGCCTGCACCGGCGTGCGCGTCAGCCGCCGCCACAGCGCTTCGGCCGCCATCGGTTCGACGAACGGGCGCGCGATCAGCGTCTGGCCGGTGAACATCTCGCACAGGCCTGTGGCGCTGCGGATCAGCCCGGCGAGCAACGCATCCTCCTCATTATGATCGATGCGCAGATAGGCCTTCACTTCATCAAGGCCTACCGCCAGCGCCGCTGGTTCACATTCGGTCGCGGTCATCAGCGTTGCTCCACGCTTATGGTCAGCGAACGTTCGTCCGTCCGGCCGTCGTTGGTGGTGATGCGGTTGGTGACGCGATAGACATGACCGGCAATACCGCCCGCCATCGTCGCGGCACTCCGGCCTTCCGTCACAAGCTGGGAGGTGATGCAAACGCCACCCTCCTCATCGGGCGCCACCAGCCATTGGCTGTCGGCAAGCGTCTGCTGGTCAAGATATCCGGCTGCCCAGTCGACCATCCAGTCAACCGTGGCGCCCGGGTCCTTCAGGAACAAGGGCATTGGCAATGCTCGCTTTGTGGCTGTGGGTTCAGTCGATGCCGGCAATGCCGATCGACCATTGGGACAGGGTCACCGTGCCGCCGGCGATCAGCTGCAACGGCTGGCATTGCACCGTGCACAACAGCCGGTCATCCTGATCGGCCAGGCCGACATGCGTTGCGATTTCGCTGAATGCGACGGGGACATCCTCCGCCGCCGCAATGGTCAACCGCCCCTGTTCGTCGATCAGGGTCGCATCAGGCGTCACCGCCATCCGGGCAAGCGGCCGGCGCGCCGCTGTCGCGACATCGCCATTGCCGGCATTGATCAGGATCAACCGCTTCGCCGCACTGGCAATCGCCAGCAACGACTGACGCAGCACATCGGGATGGACGAAATTGCCCATTGTCATTACCTCCTGATTGTCCGCGATTGGCGCCGCTCAGACCGGGCCCACCGGCATCACATGGTCGTCGGCTGCAATGTTCAGCCTTTGCCGGCTGCTGTAGATGCGCGTCGGCCCCGCGCTGAGCAGTGGGGCGTCCTGAAAAGCGGTGATGCACAGGTCATGTGCAGTAAGCGCTGTCGCTGAAACCAGCCATTGCGGCGTCATTTCCAGCGGCAGCAATGCCGTGCTGTCGTCATGCACGGCAGCGTCGACAGGCGGGTTACGGCCATATTGATATCGCACCGCCCGCACGTCCTGTACCGCTGCATGACGCAGCCTGATGATGGTGGACGAAATCGCCTCTGCCGTACTGATCGGCGCGATATTTCCAAATCCGTCGCCGGATAGTTCAAAACCGGTGATGCCATCCAGCGGTGTAAAGCCGGCGCCGTTGCGATGGCGCAATTCCAGTTCGGTCGTCATTTCATCGACGGCATTGATGCCTGCGATCTCCGGCCCACGCCATTCGCTCGCGCCGTTACGCGCCGCGATTACCGCGCCCGCCACCCGCCTCGCCATGGTGATCGCCGCGGCCACACCCAGCCTTTTTCCATCGGCCAGCGGCAGGTCGATGGTGGATGCGGCAAGATATACATTGTCATCCGCCGCGACCTTCATTTCAACGGCTCTGGCGTTCTGGAAATGCGCGTCGCTTTCGATGGGCGCCTCTTCGTTGCGCGGGCAGCCGATAATGAACACCGGCAAATCCCCGCTATTCGTATCGGTCCTGAATTGTGCGATCACACCGCGCCAGCGTTGCAGATGCACATCGCCATCACCAACGGCAAAGCTGGCCGCATCATTACCGCCCATTTGCAGGATCACGCCTGCAATGGCGCCGCCTGCTGCCGTGATCAGCGCTGCGGCATTGCCATAGACAGCCGATGCCACGTCGCTCCATTGTGCGGCGGTGCTGCCGTCAACACCGGCGTTGATGATGGCGACAGGCGCACCATCATCGGCGGCCAGCATATTGGCCAGCACAATCTGGCCACTGCCGCTGCTGCCGCCCGCCGCCCAACCCGTTCCATCAAAGGCAAAGCCATGCGGCGTCACCGGCAGATAGATCGGGTCTTCATCGGCCTGCACCAGCCTTGCGCCCCACAGGAACAGGCCACTCTGCCCGTCACCGGTGTAATTGTTCGCGCCATCGCCTTTTGCCAGCAATATCGCGAAATTACCGCCCGCGCTGGCCTGCGCTACCGCCTTCATCGTCACTCGCCGCCATCCATTGCCTGCATCTTCCACGGCAATGGTTGGTGCGCCGCTTGTCGCGCCCACCGCACCCGTCGCCAGGTTCACATAGGCGCGGCATGATCCGAATGCTGCGGAAGGCATCGCCATTTCCAGCCAGCCGCGTTCCCCCGCGCGCGCATGGACTGAGTAGCAATAGCGCAGGCCAGCCGTGCAGGATATGAACTGCTGCACCAGATGCAGGCCGCTCACACCATTCTCGGCAAGACGTTCGGCCGTCATCGTGCCGTCGGGCGCAATGGCTGCATCGGCTGAAACGGTCATATTGGCCTTGGTCCAGCTCATGCTGTCAAAGGCTTCAGGAACCGCGAAAATATTGGTGGCAATGCTTCCTGCAGTGGCGAGCTGCCGGGCGTTTTCATCTCCCCCGATCAGGAAAATGTCCCCGACGTGCCACGGGTTCGTCTCGCTGGCGCTTTGCAGAACCTCCCCTGTTTCATCGCGGGAACGCACGTCCAGGCGATAGGGGCCGCCTGCAGATATCTGCACGACATGGCCTGTCCAATGCCCATCGGCATTTATCGTCAGCCCGTCCAGCACCGCCCAGTCGCGCACCAGCGTGCTGCCGCTCCACAATCTTGCCTGAATGTCATGGGGCAGTTCGGCACAATTGCCGCTTGTCGCAATATCGGCACGGCCGTTCCGGCGCTGGAAAACACGGTTTGCGGCAATATCGTTGAAAAACTGACTATCCTGCATCGCCGATCCTATCTTCCCGATGTTCAGGGGAAAACGGCCGCCGTCCTGCCATGGACAGCGGCCGCAGCCGGAGGATCAGTCGGCCGAGAATTTCAGCAATTTGATCGCTTCGGAGTTCGAAACGACGCCACCCACGCGGCGGGTGGCATAAAAATGCACGAACGGCTTGTGCGTGAACGGATCGCGCAGGATCTGCGTTTCGCTGCGCTCGGCGATCAGATATCCCGCCTTGAAATTGCCAAAGGCGATTGCGCTGCTGCCTGCGGCAATATCGGGCATGTCCTCCGCCTCGATCACCGGATAGCCAAGCAGCGTCGCCGCCTGACCTTCGGCAAGCCCCGGCTGCCAGATGAAAGCGCCTTCGTTGGTCTTCATCTTGCGGATCACGGCAAGCGTGGCGGAGTTCATCACCCATGCCGCCCCCTGCCGATGCCCGGCTTTCAGCGCATGAACCAGGTCGATCAGCCGATCCTGCGGATTTTCTGCCGCAAATGCGCCGGCGGTTCCGGTCGCCAGATATTGCAGCGTGCCAAAGGGCCGTACATTGTCGCCGGCGGCAGAACTGGGTGCCGAAAGAAAGCCCTTGGGCTGGTTCACACCGCTGCCGCCCACGAATGCCCGCCCTTCCGCGCAGGCGAATTCGCTGCCGATCTCCTGCGCAAGCCAAGCTTCCACATCGAATGCGGCATCATCCAGCATCGCCTGGCTGGCGGCGGGGTTGGCGTAAAGATCGCCCATCGGCGGCATAATCTCGGCAAAAACCGGCGTGTCGCTTTCGTCACGCGCGCCATTCTCGGCCGCCCAGCCGGATGCGACACCGCCCATCGTCACCAGCTTGCGGTATCCGGCACTGCCCACCCGCACCACATTGGCGATGGTACGAATGGGTGATGCCTGTTTCAGCACGCTGTCGATGGTCGCATCGATTTCCTGCGGCACGGCATAGCCGCCTTCCGCGCCGCTGGTCGCCGCCAGCGCCTTCATTTCCACGCCACCGGTCATGCCCTTGCGCAGATAATCATTGGTGAAGGACGGCACATTTGCCGTGGTGGATTTCGCTTCGCCCAGCATCGGGCGACCTTGGCTGATCGCCTTTCGGTCCAGCGACCGCTTCATTGCGGCAATATCATCGCGAAGCGCGGTGATTTCCGACTGCACGGCGTCATTGCCCTGCGTAACGCCGTCAAAGCTTGCCTCCAGCGCATCCGCCTTTGTCTCGTACATATTATGCTCCTCGCAGAAAAATCGTCGCTGCCGCACATCACCGGTGCAGCCTTGCTCAGCCCTCCGCCACGGCATGAACCCGGGCCAGCGGCTGCATCGGAAAGGTGACGAGGGAGATTTCGATCAGGTCCAGATCGGTCAGCTCTCTTGCGCCGTTGCGCCGTCTTGCCGCGCGCACTGGCCGATAACCGATAGACAGGCCTGAAACGGCGCCTTCCCCCACCAGCGCCGCTGCATCCTGTCCGCCATGGCTCGCTCGCGTGATCCGGCCAATCACACGCAGGCCACGTGCATCTTCCTCGATCTTCTCGATCCGGCCGATCGGCTGTTTCTCGTCATGCTGCCACAGCAGCGGCAGCCCGCCGCCTCCGGCGGAAATCGCGCGGCTGAATGCACCGCGCCTTACAATGTCCCCGCCATGGTCGATTTTGTCGAACACACTGGCATAGCCGGCAAAGCGCAATGCGCCCGGCATCTCCATGCTCATCGCCATTCTCCGCTGTCACAAAATGCGCACTGTCGGGCGCTGCGTCTGGTTCAGCCTTGCGCGAAGGCGGCAATGCCGGGCTTGATCGATACGCCCAGCTTCATCGCCAGCGCCAGCAGCAGCAATGCCAGCAGGCCCCGCACCACCCAGCCGATGATCGCGGCCCGTGCTGTTTTCTTTGCGTCGCGCCATGCCTGCAGCAGTTCGCGCAGTTCATCGATATCCCGGCCGGCGTCGCCATCCGAAAGGCCCAGCCGCGCCAGCGCGCGCTCCGCACCCATTTCACAGGCTTCCTCGATCACGGCGCGCAATGTCGGCATGTCGGCACCGGCCCTTTCCGCCTGGGCGATCAGCCCGGCCAGCATCGGCTCATTATCAATAGCCATGGTCCAGCCCCAGCAATGTGCGCTTTTCTTCCCGGCTCAGGAAATCGGCGGCCGACACCTGCGTCCACAGCGCCGCCCTGTCGGCGGCAAGCGCGGGAATTGCGTCCCTGTCGATCTCGAGGCTCAATGCCGGCCACCAGAAGCGCAGATACGCCTCCAGCCCCCACATCAGTCGGTCCAGCAGCGGCAGCACGGTCAGTCGCCACAAGGCCCGGTTGGCTTCCTGATAATTGGCATAGGTATTGTCGCCCGGCAGGCCCAGCAGCATTGGCGGCACGCCGAATGACAGGGCAATCTCCCGCGCGGCGGCTGCCCGCGTTTCAGTGAAATCCAGATCAGCCGGGCTCAGTGAAAGAGACTGCCATTTCAGCCCGCCTTCCAGCAGCATCGGCCGTCCCGCATTGGCTGCGCCCTGAAAACTCTGGACCATCTCCTCCTTCAGCCGGTCGAACTGTTCGGGTGAAAGCGATGCGCCCCGCTCCCCCGGGTCATAAACCAGCGCACCCGATGGCCGGGCGGCATTGTCCAGCAGCGCCCGATGCCAGCGCCCGGCTGCATTGTGAACCGCAATCGCCTGGGTCGCTGCACCCAGGCTGCCCAGCCCGTAATGATCGTCCAGCGGGTTCATCGCCTTCAGGTGCAACAGGCCGGGCTGCTCATCCCCACCATCAGCCGGGATGCGCGTCACCCGCTCTCCCACCTTATAGCGATAGGCGACGGGCCAGCCATTGGCGTCCAGCTCCACCGTCACCCGGTCCGGCCGCAGCACCATCAGTTCGGCGGGCCGCCCCGCCCCGTCTGTCACCGTCTGGACGTAAGCATTGCCGTGCAGCAGCAGATAGGTGGCGATGCTCTCGATCAGTGAACGGCCACCCGCCCCCCTGCCGATCAGCGCCAGCGCCTCATGCCCTGCAGGCCGTGCGACAACAGGCGCCGATCCCGCACTTTCCGCGACAATCCGCACCGCCCGCTGGGCATAGGCATTATGTTCGTAACCTTCGCGAACCTGCGCCTCATATCCGCCTCTCGTCCCGCCGTTCGCGATACCCATCCAGCCGATTGCTGCCCGTGCCAGCGGCGCACGCGTCGGCGCCGGCATGGCCTTGCGTCCAAACCATCGCATCCTGCATCTCCAGTTTTCGGGTTGCGCCATGGCAGTCCGCGGGATCGCGGCCGCCCATGGCAATGCGTGTCAGACTATCCTGATCGCTGGGTCGGTATTGCGCCGCCCGAGCATCAATTCACTCAGCGCCCAGACCAGCGCATCTGCCCGGTCGGGTGACCGGCCCGGCCCCACATAACCGCCACCGGCGATCAGGCCGCACATCTCATCCTCCAGCGCCTGAAAACAGCCGACATGGCTGATCCGCCCGGTAGAATAAAGCGAGGCAACCGGCTCTGCCCTTGCGCTCTTGCCGTGGCTCGCGCGGACGGATTTCACCGCCAGCAACGGGTCCACCGCAGTCAACACGCTTGCCACCATCGCGCCGCCGTTGTTCACTTCGGCGATCACCCGGTCAGCGTGCCAGCGGCCGGCTGCCGTTGCCACCGCACGCGCCCAGCCTTCGGGATGAAGGCCATGGACGCTGGCATCGGCCAGCACATAGCCACGGCCGTCCTCGCCCAGCCCGGCCACCACAATTCCACAGGCGTCACCGCCCACTCCGGCCGGCGGATCCACGCCAACCACTATCCGGCGCAACATCGGCTGTTCGCGCCTGCGCCCGGCGTCGACCATGGCATGGGTCCACAGTGCGCCTTCCACCTCTTCGATCAGCTCGCCGTCCAGCTCCTGCCGCCCCAGCCGCGTGCCGCCATAGGTGGTGCGTACATAATCCAGAAACGCTGGCGGCAGATTATCCCGGTTCGCCATGGTGCTGCCGCGCGTCACAGTTGCCGACGGATCAGCAAGCAATCGCCGGATCAGTGCGACCGGGCGCGGCGTCGTCGTCACCAATGCCCTTGGGCGTTCGCCCAGCCGCAGGCCAAGCTGCAGGTTCGACCAGCATTCCTCTGCATCCGGCCATTTCGCCAGCTCGTCACACCATGCCAGATGATGCTGCGGTCCGCGCAACTGGCCCGGCTCCTCCGCCGAATAGACGAATGCCTGCGCCCCGCTCTTCCATGTCAGCCGCCGCAGCGATGGCTCCCACAACGGCCGTCGATTATGCGGAGCGACAGCCAATAGCCCGCTTTCACCTTCCACCATGACGGACCGTGCATCGCGGACATTCGCGCCGATCAGGGCGATCCGGCATTGGCCGTTGCGTTCCGCGACGGATCGAACCCATTCCGCACCCGCGCGTGTCTTGCCAAAGCCGCGCCCGGCCAGCATCAGCCATATGCGCCAGTCGCCTTGCGGCGGCAGCTGTTCCGGCCTCGCCCAGAATGGCCAGTCACCTGCCAGGCCCGGCACCTCATCGATCAACCTGTCGATCAGCGCGCGGCGACCATGTCCGTCCATGGCGGAAAGCCGGCGCGCCAGCATCTGCGCATTCACGCTTTCCCCCTGTCTGCCGATCCAGCCACCATGCCACTGCCGTCCGTTGCGCTGTGCGCCATCACGTCATCGCCCGTGTCGCTTGCGCCGTCACCGGCCAGCAGACGATCGGCCATTCTGTTCAACCTGGCGTGGATGGCTTCGCGTTCATCTGCCTGTGCATCCCGCTCGTCCTTTTCGCCATTGGTCGACGCGCCCTGCGCCGCGCCATAGATATCGGGCCGATGCGCACGCAGCATGAACATACCCAGCGCGTCGGAATATTGGCGCACCGTCCCACATGGCTTACCGCCATAGAACAGCGCCTTTTCAGTACCATTGGCCGCGCGTTCCAGCATCGTCGCCTCCAGCGTGTCCAATGCCTGGTCCATTGCGCTTTGCCATGCGGCGTGAAAGCTTTCGGACGATTGCCGCAGGCGGTAGAGCGCGGAACGCTCAACCCCTGCCGCCTGTGCCGCTTTGGTGATGTTCGCCGTTTCCGCCAGCATGTTCAGAAACGCTTTGCGGCGCGCTGCCGTTATTGGAGCAGCACGCCGCTTGGCGGCTTTTCCAGCCGCCCCTTCGGTTTTCGCCATCGCTTGCCGTCTCCGGATAGATTTCTCAAGCGTGGGTTCTATGTACCGTAACAGCGTTTCGATGTCAATCTGTTTTATCCATATAGGTTATTTTAGCCGATAATGAT